CGCACCAAACTTCTTATAGAGCTCATGGACTCTCTCTATAGGCATGCCCAGAACAGATGACTTTGTCGTATCGGGTGATGGAGTCGGAGAGATATCTTGCTTAAATCCTAAGTTTGTACTTGACTTAGGAGTTTCTTCTCCCCTCTTTTTGGATTCGTCTCTGAGCTGCTCAACGTACTTCTCTATATAAGGGGGAACTGGTGCACCCGACTTAACATCGCTATTGTAGTCATATACTAAGTTGTCGGGATTGAAACCCGGTCTTGTCGTCTCTTTCTTAAATGCTTCTTCTGAGTACTGACCGGTCTCTGGATCGCGAGCGTAGTTATTGCGAGTACGAGATTCTTGACCTGTGCTACCGCCTTTTTCATAGGGGTCTTTTTTTAAGTATTTTACTATATCTTTATAGTTAGCCCCAAATATTCCGGCCAGCACGGCGGCTACAACTGGAACAATAATTGGTACCACAGAGTCTACTGCGCCAGATGTAATCATACCCAGCAGACCTGTGTCTTCCGAGTTTCCACTCTGTGATATTACATTGGTAGATCTATTTCCACCGCCGGACAATTGATATGTCAAGTTCGCTATGCCGTTCTTTATCGCCAGCATATTCATGTTCATGCTGTCGAGAAGAACACTCTGAGAGCGAACTTCCTTGTAGATCTGAGTGTTTAATCTATTAGACTCAACTACAGCGCGCATAACTCCCTGCATGGCGCTCGTGTTAGTAGCAGCTGCGCTTGAGAAGTTTCTTATAAGTGCGTCGGCTCCGCGCGGACCTACTACTCCGGCGAGAGTCTCTCTGCCAACTGCCTTGGCGGCACCAGTTACTGTCCTGTAGATACCGCCCGGTATGTCCACCATGTCTTATGAGCTCACTTTTGCTAGCTTCTCTTGCCCGCGGGTGTATGCAGCCACGCCTAGAATAGCAGCAAACGAAAGATGAATCAATCCACCGTTAGATAGAGTCAGTGGAACCCAAGCGGTATAACCAAGTGGCACGCCAAATGCCTTATATACAATCGGAATGAACATGCTTATGGCGGGAAATACAATGAAGTCCATTAAGTTGATAGCCATATAGAGCCAGCCCATTGCTGGTCTCCAATATGACTTTACCCAGTGCTCATCTTCCTTCTGCAGCTGAGCATCTACGACTTTATTGTCAATATTTGCTTGAGCCAGACCAACAGAAGCTTGAGCCTGAGCAGTGGCCTGAGTTGACGCCATCTGCACAGTCTGCTGAGCCATAATAGTAGATGGACTTACGGCGCTGTTTAGCACTACAGTCGGAGATGCGTTAGCGTCATCTTCGTCTACAAAAGGATTACCCATTTTTCTTGCTCTGCCTCTCTTCTAGATCTCTTAGATACTTCGAGAGCATATCTACATATATGTCTCTCTCGAATACTATGAGATTCTCTAAATCACTAATAGAGTATTTATGATGTTGAGTCAAAGCAAATATAGTCTTGTAGTAATTATCTAGTGTATTATGACTCAACGAAACGTAAAAAAATCAGTTAACGTATTCAGCACTATCTCTTTTTTATTGCCGAGTGAATTCTTATAATTAAGAGTATGGCTGATTGATGGAACTGACGATAAGAAGCTTCTGACTTTATCATAGGTCTTTGTGTCTAGACTCTCGATGAACTCAAAGAGCTCTTCTTTAGGAGTGGTTATCGGATCGATGATCTCATCTCCATCAAAGATCTTATCTATGCAGCCGATGACCATGAGCTCAAAGGCTCTATCTTTCTCAGTCAAGAAGTCCATGTTGTCGTACTGCTTGCCGTTTGGATAGTTCAGTGTAAAGCCGACCTGCTTGTTTACCTTTACTACGCGATCGATCTTATCTGGAAACACCACCTTGATCTCATCGAGATTAATCTCAAAGTCGTATACCTTATCGTCCTCGCTATCCTTAAAGCTTATCTTAGCGATGTTGTCTACTGAAGCCGCCCTGATCTTTAGAAAGATAAACTCAAGATCAAAGATCGGTATCATGTCTACATCGAACTTATCTTCTAGAACGCAGTTGTTTACTACCTGCTTGATACTGGTGTATATGTCGGCGATGTTGTCCGATACTTTTGCCATGAGAAGAATCTTCTCTTCTTTTACCAGCATCTGACGATACTTTATAGGCTTGTTTGTAGAAGGTTGTATGCACTCGAGTATTGGGTGCTCAATCTTAGGTAGAGGCATTATGTAGCTCCATTATTAAGGTGGTGGTATAGGTGTTCCCTGAATAGGCGATATTAATTTATTATATCCAGGATAGGGTATGGTATCGCTCGACGGCTGAGGCTGGTCACCTCCAGCAAGTCTTACTTTAATACTGCCGGTACTGTTGTTTATAGGAAGCGCGCTGTTTCCCGAACCATACCAGTACTTGTAGGCAAATGTAACTGAAAGTAGAGCTTGACTACCTGCATTCCAGTTTAGGCCTATGTCTCCAATAGATATAGGATACGCCTCGACAAAGTTGATCTCAGATACGACAAAATCGCTAGTATCATAGACACTTATTCTGAGATTAGTTGTGTACTCATCGTGATAAGCCACCTCATATGGATTATGCTGAGGATTAACGCCCGTGCGATCATTTATAGTTTGATTCTCTGGTATGTCATAGTTGACTACCATCTTCATCCAAGTTCTAAACATATTTAGAATCTTGCCGTCATTGTCTATCAATGCAGAAACTGATAGGTCGGTGTATCTTACTCCATAAGGCATCTTCTGCGGCACACCATACCCATATCTCATAGTATCTGTGGTTAGAGCTGATATACCGGGATGATTAACGCCGTTGATAAAGAATCTAATGTTTGAGCCGGACACGCGATTGAATACAGCCCTATTGAGACTATTGTACACTCGGCTGCCGGGAGTTATAGTCACCTCGAACCTATTGGGAACGAGAACTCCCTGCTGGAGATTTGACTTGAACTGGTTGATACTTACTGGCATTACTTCCTGCTTATCTTGTCTGCTGATTCACCCTGAACGGTTCCAGCGTCAGCCCCTACGAATCTCTCTGTCGGCAGCATGAGTGCCATATCCCAGTGTGTTGGACTTATGTCCATGTACTTTGACTTTACGTGACTGTGTAGGTATCTCTTTATACACGGCTTAAAGTACTTAAATCTAGAAGCGCCATTGAGTATATTATAAGAAACTACTATCTTAGTCGTATCGTCGAATTTAGTATTATTTATAGTAGTATAGAGAGCGTCCATCAGTTTTGCGCGTAGAAACGGCGGTAGATAGTGCATGTTTATTCCCAGGAAGCCATCGCTATAGAGCTCGATTGGAAATACGAGAGGATACCTGTCGTAGTAGGGTAGTGTGTGCTTGAGCTTTGGATCATAGAAGAACGAGTACATGCGGCCTATTGAGCTGCTGGTTATATTGTCTACGAGTCTTCCCGGCTCAGACTTCTGCAGCTTACTTATGTTGACGTTGTTTATGCTCTTCGCGACGTCACCAAACCACTTGGTGGCCTGCATAGAGCTCGGGGTCTTTGCTCCCGATGAGCCCTTTTGCGCTAGTGACTGAAATGAATACTCTGCCATTAGAATTTAATTCCTAGTTCTCTCTCGGTTATTAATCTGAACTGCCATCCGCGATCTAGACAGTACTCATTAGCGGCCTTCCACTTTGATTCATTTACTCCCCAAGTCATGACTTCATTGATGTATCTTCTCGAGGGCTTAGACTGCTTCTTTGGCTCTTGCGTCTGGTGCAGGGGTTTTACCTCTATGACTAGACTCTCTATTTTACCGTCTGCGCTCTTCTTCTTCACGTAGAAGTCCGGAAAGTACCTGTGTATTCTTCCGTCTACAGGACTGCGATAGGGTATAAAGAACTCCTCAGAACTCCATTCAAACACGTCTTTATGCTCATCGAGCCACATCATGAACTTAAGTTCCCAGCCGGACCGATAAATAATGTTAGATGGATTTCCCCTGTATTTAGAGGGGTTTCTAGGTTTAAAGAATCCTTTATGAGCCATACCACTATTTATTAAGGAACCAGAATGATCACGGGCGATATAACACTAGCAGCTCACAATATACAATCGCCAACGGTGAATCCTCCCACCAATAATAATACCGTGTATAATACCGGTATAAACAAAAATAATAACAACTCAGACCCTAATGTAGTTGTGAATAATACAAGCAGCGGCGCGGTTGACTACTTTCCATCAGATATTGGTAAGTATAAGATGCTCTTTAGCTTTGTTGCATATAATAGAGCTTCTGCAAAAGATCCAATTAGAACAGTTTCTGGTCCCCGCGTGGCTCTTCCAATACCAAATAATCTAGTGGATAGTTATAAGCCTAGCTACTCTGCGACGGAACTCGGCGCAGCCGGTTATCTTCTAGATACAGTAGAAAATAAATACGGCGGTCTAGAGCACTATAGATCTGGCGACTCATACGATTATAAGGGTATTGCTAAAGATGTTGCTGTTACCGTAGCAGGATTAGGCGTATATGGTGGTATTATAGCTGCTTCAGTTGCTGCACCTGGTCTTACTGGGGCCGTACTTCAAGATCTCGGCGTAGCTCAGAATCCCTACTTAACTCTATTGTTTAAGGGTATGGATCTAAAGTCCCACTCATTCAAGTGGAGATTTAATCCGCAGAGTATAGAAGAAACAGCTTCTCTTCGTAATATAATAAACACATTTAAGAAACACTCCCTTCCAACTATAGTAGCAGGTAATCCTATATTCACTATTCCAGACATGGTCAATATATCGCTGTCTCCAGAAGGCGATAACATGTATAAGTTTAAGCCCGCTGTAGTTACAGGCATAGTCATCAACTACTCACCAAATCCAACACCCTCGTTCTTTGTAACAAGCAATGCGCCGACTACAATAGAGCTCTCTATATCATTTCAAGAAGTTCAGATCTGGACTTCAGACGATATAGAAGGAGCAGAACAGAACATAGGCGCCTCGGGCTCCCTTGGAGCTAGAGTAATACAGAATGTGGATAGCGCTATACAATCAGTTGGTCAATAAGGAAGATATTAATGTCTGAGAAGTACTTCGATAAGTTTCAGAAGATAACATACGCAAATAATACAGTTCGCAATCTGCTGAGCAGAGTCGTGATATCTCAGACGGCAAAGTACAGTCCATATACCTACTATGACTATACTATAATTAATGATCAGAGACCAGACTATATAGCCGAGAAGTACTATCAAGACGCTTATGCATCTTGGATTATATACATGTCAAATGGAGTCGTAGATCCCTACTACGACTGGAAGCTGAGTCAAGATACATTAAACTCTTATCTAATAGACAAGTATGGAAGCATAGAGATATCACAGCAGAAGATACTTTTCTTCAGATCTAACTGGTACGAGGACGAGAGAAGAATAGATAAAGCTGCCTATGATCTTCTCGACGTAGGTGTCGTGATGAACGGTACTGTCATTCCGGTAGATCTAAAGAAGTACTGGAGACCAGTTTTTGATAACTTTGAGAAAATAATATACTACGAGAGAAAGCCAGAAGAGCTCATTTCAACTACAAACTACGTAGTTACATATGGCGTGAACGCGTCGAACACCGGTACTTCTTATACCGCAGGCGAGTTAGCCAAGGTGTATGATTCTTCTAACGTAAATTTAATTGGAACTGGAGAGGTAGTCTACTCGAACAGCACGGTGGTAACTCTCAAGAACAACTTGTCTACTGCTTCTATAACGACCGGCATGAATATAAATGGGTTGTCTTCTGGCTACACCCAGAGTATAACAGTAGCAAATACCACGCCGATATGGAGTATAAATCAGGGAGAGTACACATACTGGGCGCCGGTATACGCGTATGACTATGAGACAGAAAAGAACAGCGATAAGAATACAGTTAAAGTCCTAGACAAGAGTCTATATAATAGTGTAACAAAGAACTTAAAAGCGGAGCTCTCTTGATATGATGCCAGCCGTAGAAGGTGAAGTGGAGATAGACACCATCAGTCTTAAGTCCAAAAATGGGACTGTCAATGCAACTGAGCTCCTGTTGTTTATGTCTGTGTACGAGTCAATATTCTTTCCTGGAATATACGCCGAGATCTCTATAAGAGACAACAGCAACATGGCGAGTATTCTGCCTCTCGTCGGCGGTGAGACGGTAACCTTAGAATTTAAGACGCCTGGAAAGAGCTCTGCAAAATACGAGTTTGCTCTCATATCAATGAAGAACAGCGTTTCAGAAGTAACCCTCCAATCGAGATCTTATACCCTCGTGTGCGCTTCTAAAGAAGTTCAGAAGAATAAGTTCACGCACATGACGAAGTCGTACAACACGAATATATCAAACATGGTCAAGGACGTACTCACAAATCAGCTTAAGACTCAGAAGAGCATCGACGTGCAGGAGACCAAGGGAGTGCAGCCGCTGTTGATACAGAGTCTGAGACCTTTTGACGCCATAAATATGATGAGAAAGAGAAGTATATCTTCTGAAGATAAGTCATCGGCTTTCCTTTTGTTTGAGAATCAAAAGGGCTATCACTATAAGTCCCTAGAGAAGTTATTCAAGGAAATTGACGTCGGCGATAGGGTATTCACCAACGACATCACGGTAAGAGGTGACTTCTTCAAGCCCTCATTTAGAAATATAATAGGCTACAATCAGCCACAGCAGTACGATACTACGCTGCTCAAGCCAAAAGTTCAAACGAGAAAGTTCAATATAGCCAACACGAGCTATGAAAAGACAGACACCCAGCCGTACGGCGGTGGTAAGCTGGCTGGAATGAGCTCCGCAGAAGGCGCTATGAAGTCGACTAATAATCAAAAGTTCTTTGATGATAATAGCGATAGCTTTGCGGTATACAGCACTATACCAATAGACAGTCATAAGCCAGATACTTTCTTACCTGATACGATGGCTAATCAGAGAGCTTTCTTATCTCAAGTAGCTCAGGGAAGTCTCATGATTCACGTTATTGGAGACTCAGAGCTCACTGCTGGAATGGGATTCCAGTCTAATATAACTAATCCCGGCTTCTCTACGGGCGCGAGCTCAGAAGAGAAGTTCATATCGGGAAAGTACTTGATATCCGCAGTTAGGCATATGATTGGACCTCCTAGATCAAAGCCAAGATACACGTGCGCAATAGAGGGAATCAAGGGATCTTATAAAGAGGATGCACAATGACAGAGAGACACATGGGGACCACATTCGATTGGTTCTTGGCAAAAGTAGTAGATAGAAAAAATGATGATACTCAATCTGGTAAGCTGAAGATTAGAATCTACGGCTATCACGACGACGAGACAAACTTACCGGATACAGATCTGCCGTGGGCCTACCCAGTGCTTCCTATCACGAGCTCGAGTCATAATAACATTGGTACTTCTCCTACATTCGTCACAGAGGGAGCCACTGTAGTTGGATTCTGGATGGATAAAGACAAGCAGATACCAGTTGTATTCGGCACGATATATAAGTCAAATACTTCCAAAGATGCAACTTCTGGCGCCACCGGCGGCCAGATAAAAGCCTGAGGTTAATACATGGTAGCGCAGAATGATCTACCGCTGATGGGCGGAAAAGATGTTAACCCTATATTAAACGGGATAAGCATCATCGAGCATGGAGCTCAGAATCTACTATCTGGAACTATGGCGACTATAGGAGCAGTTCCATTTGACGGCAAGAAGCTTCTAGATACTCTAATCAGTCTCGACGCCTGTAATCTCAGCGGTGTCATTCGCGCGGCCCTGAATGCAATGCACGCCATACAGAATCTCATGCAGGCTATAAGCTCTCTAGCAAATGGATTCAACATAGGCGATATCCTCGGATCTCTCTTGAGCGGCGTTGAGAATGCTCTCAAGGAGTTCGAGAGCATTCTTACTTCATCTCTTTACAACGCGTTGATTAATACTTTCTGCTCTA